TTAGATTAACTGCGGAAACGCAGATAACTGACGGATACAATCTTCAAATTTGCGAGAGATGGACATCGAGTGGATATATAATAGCTCAGTTTTCTTGTTAAAGTAAACTGATCTATCAGTGGTTGGAATTCTAAGATTCTTTAATAAAGGATCCCAGTTTCCACCTCTAATAGTATCTATTATAAATGCCTCTCTTTGGCATCTCAAGTAATCTTCTGATATCACTCCCCACACATGTGTGTGAGGATATGACTCAGGGAGATTGATGGAATCTTCGAATCCAATGATATCCATTAATGAAGTTAGATACATAGTTATGTTCTCAGCCACTTGGCCAAGACCGTCATTATATTTCTTACTATCAGTAATAGATTCAGATGAATCCACGAAGCTAAGCATAATAGAGTTGACTAAGACATTAAATGTCTTTTCTTCGTCTAATTTGCTGGCTACGACAGGTGAAATCTCTTCCACAAAAGGAATTAAATCCAGTGCCGGAGCTTTTCGCTGTAGGATGGACATTATTGTCCATGCTTTAGTCATTGATTTTATCCATATTCGTCTTAATCGACGAGGATATCCTCTTAAACTAAAGTATTCATCTAAGGATTCTATACATTCAGAAACTGAAAACCATCCTTTACTCACTGCGTTGTCAAAGACCTGGATTTGGCCGGTTAACCGGTTACGTTCAGACCAGAGACCACTCAGTGGGAAAGGACTTATGTTCTCATCATTCCAATGATATCGCTTTGCGAATTCAAAGAAATGAGGGGAAACATGGGTTTTCTCTTTAGACCAATGAACTCCAAGAGTTCTAATTAGTCGACAGTACTCTAGTGCAACTAGGCGATTTCCTATTACTAGGTCATCTCCTAACATTGCATAAGGTAAGGTCTTCCAATTAATATTCTTGTTTTTACATGCTTTCCACACCACAAAATGGTGTGATAAAGTAGTAGAGTTCCAGGAACTATAAGCACCCATTGGATTTCCTACTGAATAATTTATTGTTTCATTATTCGGTAAGGGAAAACTCTGGGTCATTATTCTCTGCCAAGAGTCGGCCCTTTCGGGTCCGATTCTCGAAGATAATAAATCTCTATTTACGCGTATTGGAAATCTATCCGTAAAGGCCGTAAGGTCGATACTATAGAAAACCTCTGCACGTTTTAGAGAGCTCATATATCCTGTTTGATCGAAAGTAAAGTCTTGGGGAATCTTCTTCAGTGCCTTAAACAAATATTTATGTATAGGTATTAAAGAAGTTTGAGAAAAGTAGTCAAATATGGCTACTTCTCTTGTCTTCCCTTCCTTATCAGGAAAGTAGATTAGTTTTCTAATTCTACCAACTGATATAGGGGCAATTCTAGATAAATAATTAAGATGTTTTCTCAGTAATGAGATATATCTTGATAATTTATCACCTGCTAAATTAATTATATCATTAATTAATTCATCAGATAACGATGCTAGATCACTACCACAAGACCACAGTGCATGTCCATTTGGACCTGCATTTGTTGTTTTATGATAGCTCTTGAATCGTATAGAATTACCAGGCTTTAGTTTCTTTGAATATCCTAAAGAATACCAAAATTGATCAAAGTCTTGTTCCAGAAAAGGGTACTCCTTCATTTCCGAAGGGCCCTTTATAGTTGCAAAACTAGGATCAGGTTTTAGTCTAAAGGCTCTAGATATGGAGTAGACCGTTAACAGTAGCTTTATAAAAGGTACCGTTACCTCGTCTTTTCTCCTAACTAGATCCTTTAGATCTTTAGGAATTCGATCATCATCTGAAGAGAAATCAAGTGTGTTGTTTCTACCCAAAAGGTAGAACAATAAAGCTCTACGTTCTTTACAGAATCGTATTGCTTCTCGGGATCCTCTTGACATAAAAATCTTGAAGATCTTGGACACTTGATCCTTTAAACAAATAGGATGCTTGGTATCGGTTTTACACCGATTCTCAAGCCACCTCATAATAGCGTGACAAAAGATCTTATATTCTTTCAAGTTCTTTTTCATTGCTATTTTAAGTGGGTTGATTCAGCAAACATCTCTGAATGCTGGTATAGGTTACCAATTCCTATACTGGGTTGCCTTTACAGGCGATATCCAAATATTGGACCTTGGACCCATCCAAGGCATCTTAC